CAGAGCTGCAACGTGTAATTTTTCTTGACCCCCTAACGCAAAAAGAGCCCCCCCTATCTCTAGGAACGACTCTTTTTGTTTTGTCAATGGGCCTTGTAGTTATCTATTTTTTGTTTAACCTCGCTTTCATATCTCGTTGAGCTTGAACAATTTCTTCGCAAGTAATTGGATTATGGTCAAATTTATTTTGATTGCTATACATCCAAACATATTTGCGAATTGCATTTTTGGTTTTATTGTCCATTAGTGCCATTAGCTTTCTGCTTTCTAAATTCCTCTAACATTTTAGATTCTTCTTCAGAAAGCGACATTGATTTGGATTCATTCACGACAGTTTTAGAAATAAATTCATCTATCTGCTTAAAGTTTTTCGCTTTACTTAATGATTCAAATAAATTCCAAATCACCATAAAGGCTCTAGATTGAACCTTTATCTCTTTGGCCCAAATATCATTTACAGTTATTGCTATCATATCTTTTTGAGATTTAGAGCGAATCTTATCTTTGCCATATCCAACTGGAAATAAAACAATATCTCCATTAAGTAATGGTTTAGTGTTTTCAATAGTATGATAAGTTTTTCCAGTTTTTGGATTAACTTTTTCTACTATCTTTTTAACTTCATCAAAAGTATAAATTTTGACTCCATCATTTGCGATTCTATCTGAATCAATGTTTAAATCTTTTTTCATAATATATCTCCTTTGTTTAATTGTGAATATAAAAGATTTACAATTTTAGCTTACAAAAAATTTCAAAAATTGTCAAGAATTGAATTATCGACCAGTTGAAAGCCAGAGATTTTGGGCGTTTCAAGAGTGTTCCACTTTTGTTCTTTTGATTCTAAATCGTGCAGCTTATTAATTTAATACTTATTATTCTCTTTTTCCCCTTTTATGATTTAGGTACATAGCTATCATACGCAGAAGAGTAGCAACAATTTAGAATGATTCTAAACT